AAATCCAAAGGCAAAATAATGTTTGTATTAACAGTAGACCAAAACGGTATGATTAGCGCAAGCATGATAGCAAGGCTTGTTCGAATACATGAAACTCCGCAAGACCCTGTTGTTGTTGTGTATACAGATGTCTCTTTGCCTGATGGATATACAATTGATAAATTTGACGGTCTTGTTAAGGACTTCGCAAATTCTGACATTAAATATAAGGAAGATAAGAACGTCAAGAAAGCCCTGCACGAACAAAAAGAGCGTCTTTCAAAGGTTAAGTTCTTCAACAAATGAGCGAACAATTTAAGAATGTTGATAAAAACCTCGCAAGACAAGCTGGGGCTATACTTACTGATTCCTTATTTGACTTTGCAAAGATAGTTTTAGGCTATGATTTAATTGAGGAAGATGTCCACTTTGATTTATGCGAGTTTCTATGTGACAGGTATACAGACTACGGGGAGCCTGTTAAGAACTGGAAACTAACCTTAATGCCTCGTGGAACTTTTAAGACCACAATAGCTTTAGAGGCTTTTGCAATCCAGCAGATAATACTAAATCCCAATATAAGGATTTTAATAACCACAGAAAACTTCTCAAATTCAAAGTTTTACCTTAGTAAGATTAAGAAAACTTTTGAGAGTAATGAGTTATTAAAAAGTTTATATGGAGATTTTGTTGCTACTACTGGTTGGCGGGAAGATTTTATCACTGTATCTCAAAGAACTTCAACTGCTAAAGAGCCAACAATAATGTGCGGTGGAGTAGATAAGACCATTACTGGTTTTCACTATGATTTAGTTATAGCTGATGATTTAGTTACTCCAAATAATATAGGAACAATAGACCAGATAAATAAAGTCATTAATTATTACAAGGACTTTAACAATCTTCTTGACAAAACGAAGGTTTGCCGGGTTGTTATGATAGGCACTCGTTGGAACTTTAACGACCTATACCAGCATATCATAGACAACGAGTATATGAATTTTAATATACTTATCCGCCAGGCTCACAAACCAGACGGGTCATTGTTCTTCCCTAAGATTTTACCACAAGTTGAACTTGACAGACTTCGTTTATCCTTAGGAAATTATCTCTATAGCTGTAATTACGAAAATAATCCAGTAGATAAAGACCATGCCAAGTTTAAACAAGAGTGGATTAAATACTATCCAAAAGACTTGGAGTGTCCACGCACAGAAGAATTAAACATTTATACCACAGTTGACCCTGCTATATCGGAAAGAATTGAAGGCGATTTTTCTGGGATAGTTACGGTAGGTGTTGACTCTGAAAACAATAAATATGTTTTAGAAACCAAACGACTAAAAGTAAATCCGTTTGAACTTATAAATGAAATATTTGAAGTTTATAAACGGTGGAAGCCTTTAGCGGTTGGAATTGAAATGTCAGTATTTCAGAAGACTTTAAAATACTGGATGATGCAGGAAATGCAGAAACGTAATCTGTATATTCCAATTACCGAATTAAAATCAGACTCAAAGTCAAAAGAATACCGAATCTCTGCACTGCAACCAATAGTTGAATTTGGCTCTATTTACTTCAATAAAAATCAGGTTGAGCTTATAGACGAGATACTGACGTTTCCCATTATGAAACATGATGACTTGATAGACCCTTTAGCTTATCAGGTTGCTATGTGGAGTCCACCAATTAAGAGAGTGGTAAGGACGATTAAAAAGGGAACTTTTGATTATTGGATGAAAATGATTACCGGAGATAAGAAGAAAGAATATTTAATCGGACACGATGATTATAAAGAAAAAATGAGGAATTATGACTGAAATTCTAAAGAAACCAGACGCTAAAATCTGGAGGGCAAGAATAGATATAGCGCAAAAGATTAAGAAAGATATGTTTGACGAGAGAGCCAAACGTATGAGGCAGATGTTTAAGGGAGACCATTTCCCAGGTGGCAAAGAGGGCGATTATATCGTCATTAACTATTGCTATGCCATCTTAAAAGCTATCTTACCACAGATATATTTTCAGGATCCATATTTGTTTTTAGATGCAGGAGATGGTTCTACAACTGCTGATTCTACAAGCGCAGCCGAATCTGTCTTAAACCAATTCTGGTATAAGATGAAAGTTAAGAGGCAGATTAAGAAGATAATTTTAGACGCTTTAATTTATGGTTTTGGTGTTGGGAAGATAGGATATAACACTAAAATTGTTAAGGAAAAACTTGAGTCTGGTGCTGATTATACTGAAAAGATTAAAGATGAATACCCATTCTTTGTGCGTACTTCTCCGTTAAGCGTAGTTTTTGACCCTGACGCTAATTCAATAGACGACATCAAGTGGATAGCAGCAAATTATTTCATTCGTGAAGATGACGCTAAAGATAAATATCCTAATGCAAAAGATATTAAGGGGGATTATTACAATATAGAGTCCTCTTTTGTAGATACCCAAAAATACAATAATGAAATTCAGAATGACATTAAGAGATTATCTGTTTGGGAAGTCCAGGATTTAGTATCAGGCCAGGTTTTAACAGTATCTAAAAGTGTTGAGAAGTTTTTAAAACCACCAATGGATAATCCCTATAAATTAGATGGATTTAATTATAAGTTTTTATACCTAAATGAAGTTCCTGATGAAATTTATCCCTTGTCAGATTTGGAACAGATTAAAGACATAGTTTTAGAACTTGATAAGACTGAAACACAGCTCTTAAATCACAGGTCTAAAGGACAACGTAAGATAGTATCTGAAATAGGTATTTGGAGTTCAGACGAAGAAAGAGATAAATTCTTCAATGATGTTGATATGCAAAATGCTGAAGTTGTTCAGGGTGGAATTGAGAAAATTAAAGTCTTTGACGCCTCTACTCAAGACGCAGCCTTGTATAATATCGGAACTGAACTTAAAGACAACTTATATAAAATATCTGCAACCGCCGAGAATCAATTATCGGCTAATTCAACTACTCAAAAGACTGCAACAGAAATTAATAAGATAGACCAAAATTCACAGGTTAGAAATAGTGAGAGGGTTGACTGTGTTATAGACTTTACGACAGATGTAGCCGAAGCATTAATTAAGGTTTTACAGCAGTTTATGAGCAAAAAAGTGTCTGTAAAATATCAGGATAATTGGTATGAATTTACTAAAGAAGATATTAAAGGTAATTTCAATGTAAGAATAAATATTGGTGATACTGTTAAGCCAAATACTGATGCAGACAGACAGAAAATATCTCAAGTATTAGCTGAAACAATCGGAGCAGTGGGTAATGACGGACTCCCGATAGTCAATAGAAAAGAATTACTTCGAACTTATTATGTTAAATATGGTTTTACAAAAGATGATATAGAAAAATTAATGACTCCCGAACCTTTACCTCCTCAACCTCCTATGCCTCCTCAACAACCTCAGGGACAGGGGCAAGGGCAGATTCCGGTTGATGCTGCTATGCAGTTATTGAACGCTGCCCCTGCTCCACAACAAGTTCAAGGTCAATTACCACCTGAAATGATGGGGGGACAATGAAGTTAGTTGATAAGAAATGCAAAAAATGTGGGAAAGTTTATATAGATTTGCTTGATGACTTTATAGATATATGTGAGTGCGGGTCAAGATTATACCGCATATATTCATTTAAAAAAGATAACCCTTTTCAAGTTGGTATGTATGAAAATTTTGAACACGAACCGATATATATAGAAACAAAGAAACAGTTTCAAAATGAATTAGATAAAAGAGGACTCGTTAGAGTTCACTAATATAAGGAGAACAATAGATGGTAGATGAAACAACAGCCAATAATCCTGTTGTTAGCGAACCTGTCGTAAGTCAAGAACCCACAGGGAGTTTGACAGAAACAGATGCAACTGCAACCGAAGGAACTGGCACAGTAGAGGAACAACCAACTACACCAGTAGTGGATTCCAAAGCTACAACGAAAGAGACCAAGCAAGAAAAAGTTGACTTAAACAAGGCGATAGCAAAACTTAGTCCGGCAGAACAGAAAGCATATAAGGACTTTCAGGCAGATTATACTAAAAAATCACAAGTTGCTGCAAAAATAACCGAATATGAACAGTATCTAAATACTTTAACTTCTGATCCAGACGTAATTGCTGTACTTAAGGCTAAAGAAGCAAAACAGCAGGCTGCAAAAGAACCTGATTTTTCCAAAATGAATGATGAAGAAATATTTAACTATACCGTTGACAAGAGAGTTCAATCTAAATTAGAAGAACTTGAAAATAGAATGGAAAGTAAATATGGCTCATTTATTCAGAATAAGCTCGTTTCAGAGGGAAATAAAATCATAGAGGACTTTGCAACCGATAAAAAAATTGAAGTGGATGACGCAAGAAATTTGGCAAGATATGCAGTAGAACACAAAGTAACTATGGATGAAGCATATAAAGTAGCTTACTTTGATGAAATTCCACGACAAGCTAAACAGGAAGCCTTAGACGACCTTAATTTAAAGAAACAAGCAAACCTTGAACTTGGTAATATTCCATCAGGAGTCGCTCCAGTAATGCCTGAAAGACCTACTATAAGACAGGCTTACGAAATGGCAGTAAAACAAACAGGAATAAAACTATAAGGAGTTTAAAATGGCAGGAAACGCAAACTTTGATACTATAGCTGCTACCACATTGAATAACTATCGTAAGACAATGGAGGACGTAATTTTTACCTCAAATCCGTTATTCTACTGGTTAAAGACTAAGAATCAAATGAAAATAAGTAACAACGGTGGGGACAAAATAATTGTTCCATTAATGTATGGGACTAACAACACCGCAAAATCATATAGTGGATATGATGTAATAGATATAATTCCACAGGATGGTATGACATCAGCCGAGTATGAATGGGCTCAGTATGCAGTCGGAATTTCTATCTCCGGTGAGGAAGAATTCAAAAATAGCGGTGAAGGCAAGTTAATAGGTCTTTTAGAGCAGAAAATCAAACAGTCTGAACTTAGTCTTGTTGATTTACTTGCAGGGGATTTATTCAAAACAAGTTCAGGTGCTAAAGATATTACTTCCCTCTATAATATGATTTCCGATGACGGAACAGGTACTATAGGTAATATTGATTCCAGCGCAAACACTTGGTGGAAAAACTATTACAAAACAGGTGCATCAACTTCTGTAGCTTATGAAAACATTGTACCTGCTTCTTATGATGTAATGCTTAATACAGCCAAAGGTAATGACAGGGTTGACTTAGGTATTATGTCAAGTGCGAGTTTTCTTGCTCTTGAAGCTCAGTTGACTAAGACAATAAACTTCGTACCACAACTGAAGAATACAGCAGCAGCTAATATTGGATATGATAACTACATGATTAAAGGCTGCACATTAATGTATGATGAGAACTGCACATCAGCTCAAATCTACTACATTAATTCAAGGCATCTTCAGTTAGTAACAGGCGCAGGCAAAGATTTTGTAAATACTCCATTTATCAAGGCTGATGATGGTGATTACAAAACTGCTATGATCCTATGGTATGGTAACTTGGTTTGTGATAACAGGGCAAGACAAGGAAAAGTAGTTACTATTACTTAGTAACATCTTCAAAAAAACAATCAATAAAATAATCGTTATAAAATAGACAGGTGGTTTACTATGAGTTTTATATTTCAAAAAGTAGGCAGAGATGCAGCTTCAATCTTTAAAGTCTTAAAGAATGGCTCAAGCTCGGCATTGGCTCCCGGGGATGCAACAGTTTATGACTATACGACTACTAAAGATGGACTTGCTGTAATACTTCCAACAACTGCACTGCTTGCAATGTTTGCAGGCGTTGTAGCTCAAGGGGTTACTCTTGCAGCTTCAGGTTCAGCTGGTCAATACGGGAAAGTACAGATTTATGGACATCATGCTGCTATAAGAGTGGCTGGTAGTACGGTAATTCCTGGTAGTCCACTCGTTCCAGTTAATGCAACAGGGGCTATGAGACTTGGGGTTACCCATGCAACTTCCATTCAAGAAGTATCTGATGCAAATTTGCAATTTGCAGTTGCTGGTTCAAGCCAGTATATAGCAAATTCGAATTATTCTACAATTCCAGGATTCATTAGAGCTTTGTAGAAATGTAGTAGCGATATTCAGTATCGTTGACTAAAGGGGAGGATAATTTCCTCCCCTTATTTATTAAAGATGTCAGGAGGATTATTGTTCAAAAGATTTAGACAGTTGTTTATTGAGCATCCAAAAGTTTATAGATGTGATGGCTGTAGAAGGATAATTACAGGTTTTGATATAGCACTCCTAAACAAGGCTGGAGAAGGTGATATATGCGTCTGCGGACAAAACCAATTCAGACCGACAAATCCGAGTTTAAAGGAGAAAATATTGATAGTGTTAAGGTACACAATAAAAGGTTACTAATAGCTATACCAAGTTGGACTGGTAAAATTGACAACCTTGCAGTAGACGGATTTATGCGTCTTATGGGTAATATTCACAATTTAAAAACTAAGTTTGAAGTATACACCACCACCCCGACAAGATTGCCTGTTGTAACTGCAAGAAACCTTGTGGTACTCACTGCACTTGAGCATAACTGTGATTATATATTCTGGATTGATGATGACATGGTTATAAAACCAGACGTTAATATTGTTGAAAAGTTACTTGCACACGATAAAGATATAGTAGCTCCGTTATTTTTTTCAAGGGCATATCCATATATACCGATGTTATTTAAAAAGCGAACCATCGGAACTAAGTTTTGTGTCTATGACAACATTGTAGATTATGAAAAAGGTCTTATTGAAGTTGATGGTGTAGGTTTTGGTTGTATTTTAACTAAAGTAGATATATTTAGAAAACTGGCAAAACCACATTTCTGGACTAATGAAATATTTGGTGAAGATTTATATTTCTGCGAACAAGCCACTAAGGCAGGATTTAAAATATATTGTGATACCACTATAGATGTGGGTCATATAGGTGAGCCAGTGGTAAGTTATGAAAATATGCACGTTTTAGCCAAAGAAGCCAACTATAAATATTTAAAGGATAAAGCGGCAAGGGATAGTGAAACTGCTAAAAAGTATTATGAAAGCATTGCATACAATGAAGATAAGAAAGTTTCTGTTATTTTAACAAGTTATAACAAACCAGAGTATTTAAGGCTTGCAATAGACAGCGTTCTTAGTCAGTCTTACCCTAATTTTGAACTTCTTATAATGGATGATAACTCACGTAAAGAAGTTAAAGACATTATTTTATCTTACAAAGATGAACGTATAAGAATATTTTTAAGTGATGTAACCGAAGAAGACAGGTTTAGAAAAGTACGTTATTCATATCTCATCAATAAAGCCTTAACTATTTCAACAGGTGATTATATATCCTATATGACTGATGATGATATTTACGCTCCCGGCAGACTTGAAATTATGGTGGACACTTTAAACAAAAACTCTCACATGATGGTAGTTTATAGTGGACAAAATCAGGTTGAAGACAATAAGGCTAAAAAACAATTTGTATCACTTCCTCCACTAACGACGATAGGGATTGCAGATAATATCGCTTTCAAGGTAGACCATAATTCTGTTATGCACAGGAAAGAAATTATTGAAAATATCAAGTGGGAGGAAGATGTTAAAGCATGGAGATGGGCTGATGCATTTTTCTTTACTGAACTATCTAAAAAAGGTATTAAATTCTACCCGATTGATTTGCAGCTTGATATAGCTATTCAACATGACAGGCAAATATCAAGAGATATTGAGCGTCAGACAGGTTTGTACCCTATAGACAGGAGCAAAATTGAACTCCCTGACTTAATTAATCATGTTTGCGTTGCCATAACATGGGACTGTAATTTAAAATGCAAATTCTGTTCTATATGGAAGAAAAGAACACATGAATTTATAGATCCTGACGAACTCGTAAAGCAACTGCTTGCAAGCGGTATTAATTACCCGACTATTGCAATGTTTGGCGGAGAACCAACACTACACCCTAAAATATGTGAACTGTATTCTAAACTACAGGCAGCATTTCCAAATGTTGCAAAGTCTATAGTAAGTAACGGTTACGGCAAAGCCTCAAAGATTTTTAAAGAGCTTTCGATGATAAGTCCGCATCTTATAACATGTATAAGCATAGATGGTAAAAGAGACAGGCATGACGCTCACAGGGGGGTTATAGGAAGTTTTGAGGCGGCAATTAATTCTATGGACGTTTGTTATGATAATTTTACAAGACCTGCAAGAGTTTCTTATACAATAACTCCGGACAATATTGATGATATAAGTTATGCGGTAGAACTTACAAAACATTATGGCACGGATTTATCTATGCGTACAGCTACAGATGGCAGTTACTTTAGTGGGGAAGTCAAAATTAAATGGAGTAAATGGGATATAAATAAGCTAGAAAGACAGTTGGATAAGATTTATCCGACATTACTATGCCATCCTAAATTTGTTTATTCAATACCGGAGTATTTAAGAACCGGAGAACATCTTGATTGCATAGCACCTTATAAAAGTGTAGCAGTGCAACCTAATCTTGACACAACAATATGCCATAGCTTGCCTGTAATATGCAAGTTAAAAGATGTTAAAGACTTCTGGTATAAAGATAAAAGACATTTAGAGTGTATAAATTCATCATGTTTTAAAAAAGATTGCTTTATAGACGGGCCGTTTTCAATTTCATATGTATAAAACTGACATAATAATCCCTTGCTACAAAAATTTTAAGATTACCAAAGATGCCATAGAAAGCATATACGCTCATACTGACGGTGTTAACTATGAGATTATCTGCATTATAGACGGATATGATAAGGATTTGTTGGAGTTTTTTAAACTGCATAAAGATATAGAAGTTATTTATCACAAATACAGTTTAGGGTTTATAAAGTCAGTAAATGAGGGGCTACTTAAAGTAAGACAAAATACTGATTATATCTTACTACTCAACAATGACGTCTTAATTGAAGATAATTTATGGCTTAAAAAACTTATAGATTGTTTTGATGAAGATACCGCAGCAGTTGCGCCAGTTTCAGACTTTGTTATGGGGCTTCAAGGCCAGGCATATAATAACTTTCCTAATACGCATTACGCTAAATTTTTAATAGGTTTTTGCATGCTTATCAGAAAAGATATTATGGACATAGCTGGCAGGCTTGATGAACGTTTTGGAATAGGTGGTCAGGATGATCTGGATATTTCCATAAGACTAAGACTACTCGGTTATAAACTCAAGATTAACAGGAATGTTTTTGTTCACCATATAGGGTTTCAATCTCTGGGTAAAGTTTTTTCCGGCTACGCTGAAATTGAAAATAGGACAAGACCACTGCTCGAAAATAAATGGGGTAGAAATTTAGTGAATGATTTATTTACATATACAGAAAATTTTATTTTAAAAGGTGAATAATTATGGATCGTGAAAGTATCATAACAGCTGTAAATACTGATACATCTTCAAGTGGAACAGAAATTACTACAATGTGTCAGTCAAAATTAGATTGGATTCAATCAGATATAGCATCTCGCCATGATTTTAGTTGGTTAAAGAGTAATGGATATATAAATATCACACCTTATTATACTACTGGAACCGTAACAGTAACTCAAGACTCTGCAACTGTAACAGGTGCAGGTGGAGCTACGTTTACTGCTGATATGGTAGGGAGATTATTCTTCGGTAATGACAGTGATAACTGGTATGAAATATCTGCTTATGTTAGTGGTACTGAAATTACCTTATCAAGCAATTATATGGGGGCTACAGAGGCTGGAATAACTTATAAGATATATAGGACTGATTATACCCTAAGTGCTGATTTTAAAAAGATGATATGGGTAAAACAGCTTATAACTCCTTTAAGGATGATAGATATTCCGGAAAGCCCCTTTAACGCTTTCTATCCTGATACATCTTCAAGTGGAACAGAAATTACTACAATGTGTCAGTCAAAATTAGATTGGATTCAATCAGATATAGCATCATGCCATTTTGAAGGGATTTTACTTGTAGCCCCTAAAGTATTTATAGTTGTAAGT